CAATGGAGTGGTTGGGGCACACAATTAAAACCCGCACACGAACCAATCGTAATGGCACGAAAGCCTGTTATCGGATCTATAAGAGAAAATGTGTTAGAATATGGCACTGGTGCAATCAATATTGATGCTTGTAGAGTTTCTACTACACCTGATGATGTATTCGGTGGTGGAGCAAAAGCAAGCAGTGGCGTATTTGTTCAGGGATATGAGAATGATGGATTTGTAACCGGCAGTGAGTTAGGTCGCTTTCCAGCAAATGTTATACACGATGGTAGTGATGAAGTAATAAGTTTATTCCCTCATTCTACAAGTGGTGCAAGAAAATCAACACATAAAATAAAAGGATTAGATACTGGCGAACAACGAGCAGTATTTGGTGATGATGCAGTTAGTGGCAAATACAATGTTCAGCCATTCACTGACGCACAAGCAGATGAAGGTTCAGCAGCCAGATTTTTCTATTGTCCTAAAGTCAGTCGCAGTGAAAGACATATTGGACACGAAACACCTCCAGCAATGTTTGGAGATGTTCAAGGATGCTATGGTCCTGATGGAAAACGAATGGCAGAAGGATTAGATAATAGAGGTGGTGGCAACAATCACCCAACAGTAAAGCCTATAGAACTAATGAAGTATCTTATCAAGTTAGTCACACCACCAAATGGTCACATATTAGATCCGTTTAATGGCAGTGGCTCAACAGGATGTGCGGCAGTAGAACTTGGCTTTGACTATACTGGAATAGAACTTGACCCTAACTATGTTGAGATAGCAACTAAACGCATCAGTCATTGGGAGAATGAGTGTAAGCCAAAAACAACCTACAACGAGCTGTTTAATGAAGTTTGATATATAGTTGATGAAATACAATCCTCGGCAACTATATCTACAACATAACTTAATTGATACACAAATAAAGATAAGCATCATTATAAAATATAACACTAAGTTTAATGAATGGGAGTTTTTAACTTGGAAGTGCCAGCATTGTAATACAACGTTAAAGTTTGCAAGTAGTGTAGTAAAACACTATAACACTTGCAGAGAACTAAATAGTATTAAGAAGAAGGAATTAAGTAATGCCGATACAAACAGTAATAATTAAAGGAATATATGACGCAAGAAATTGAATATACATACAAACTATACCGTGATGGCAACGAGGATCTAGTCGTTACAGTAGACCCATTAGTTAAAGACATTGAGATATCATTAGAGAAGATGATGAGTATGAATGTTGATGAACTAAGTGATGATAACAAACATATCTTTGAGATGAAGATATTAGGCTTACGCACGATACACCAATTCCTAGGCGCATTGCAACAAGAGAACTATTTGAAAGAATATAAAGAGGGCTTAACTGATGAGCTTAAAGGTAAGATTAACATTGACGTTAACGAAAGACTAGACGGACTAACACAAGAAAGTATTATACACTAATGGCAACATTTCAAGGATTAATTGATAAGCCCTTTTACGTAGGGCACATAAAGAATTTTGACAAAATGGTAACAGAACTGTCGCCATTTATGAATGAGATTGAGATAGACCAATGTATTAGTTTTATGCATACACTAACAGATACAAAGAACGATATCAATCCAAGCCCAGAAGATTGCAAAACACAATTACAGATTATGTTTGGACGTGATAGATTTTTAGAACTAACACAACAATGGGGTGTAAAGAATCAAAAGTTCTTATCAGTGTTTGGTTCATTGAAGTACAAAGAAAAAGCTACAGGCAAGTTTTACGACGGTCTAGATGAGACAGACAATACTGAAGATTACGAAAAGGTTTATATATGAAAAGTATTTGGGATAAAATCAAATTGGCATTCGGTAGAAAACCACAGGGCGATATACTATTGCCTGACCTACCAACTGGCACACAAGTTACAGTAACTATACCACAGAAACCAAAACGAATAATCGTAAGGAAGAAAAAAGATGTTAACAATACGTGAACGCTTGAATAACCCCGGCATTGTAAGAGTATATCTACAAATGATCCGTAACGATCCTGAGCAAACTGTTAGAGAACTGCGTCAGACGTTGAAAGACCAAGCAGAAGGTCATAGTAAACAAATACTATTGGAAGAAGAAATAGTTAAAAGATTAGGCGAATGAAGCGTAGAGAGTTTTTAGGTCACTGTTATTGCGATACCAGATTCCAATACATTGAAGAAACAATATTGCGTGGCTCATTAGAACAAGTGTTAGCTATACAAGCTATTAACGAAGAACTAAAGGGTAGTCATCGCTATCAACAAGTTATAAACTTATTGAAGGAAAGATTAAAATGAATAAAGAAAATATAGAAAAACCAAAATCAAAACGTGGCGGAGTTAGACCAGGTGGTGGTCGCAAAAAGGGTTCAGTGCAAAAACTAAGTGCAATGACCATATTGCAAGCGATTGAGAACAAAGACAAACCTTTTGCAGAAGGATTCGCAGAAGATTATCACAACGCACGAATGGGCGATGATAAACATCTACTGCAAAAATACCAGAGTATGATATTGAATAAGGTTGTTGCAGATAAGCAAGAGATCGATGTGACTACATTGGGTCAGAGTATGCATAACAACTTTAATTTTCCTGCTGTTGAGTTAAGTGATTGGTCTACCGAAGTAGCAAAGATTATAACAACTAAATGAACGACATAGAGATTCCACTTTATGGTGAGCAAAACACAATATTGCGTGACTGGCTCACAACAGATAAACATTGCGTAGACATTGTTCCTGTCGGTAGTGGGAAAACGTTTTTAGCGGCTATTGCACTACCATTGTTTGCAAGTGATCCACGTTATCACAAAGGTAAAGACATAATCTATTCAGCACCAACTGGACAAATGATTAAGTCATTGATTTGGGAGCCACTGAAACATAGCTGTATGAATCATTTTGGATTAGTTGATGGTAAAGATATCAACAACAGCGAACTTACAATTAAGTTTCCTAATGGCGTATTCATTCGCTGTAAAAGCGCAGAGCAACGTGAGAACTTACGTGGTCTTAACGTAGGCGTGTGGGTAGCAGACGAAGCGGCATTGTATACGCAAGATACATTACAAGAGATTACTAATCGTTTAAGACCACGTGTTGGTCAAGCTGATACGCAAGGTAGATTAATTGTAATCTCAACACCAAATGGAACTGGACCATTGCACGATCTGTTCACATTAGCACTAGAAAACCCACAAAAGTATGTTGTTCGTCATTACAACTATCTACAAATGCGTAGTGGCAATAAAGAGTTTATCGAAGAACAGAAACGTATCATCAGTCCATTGAAGTTTAATCAGGACTATATGTGCCAATGGGAAAGTGTTAGCGATGCGTTCTTCTACACTTGGGATAGACACAAATATACACGTGAGATTAAAGATTTTGGTGGTGATTTATATACATTTCACGATTTTAACAAACGTGTTATGTGTGCCACAGTAGCACAAGTTAAGCGTAGTGGTCACAAAGATGGCACGATTGAGATTTTAAAGAGTTATGCGATACCTGATTGCAGTACTGAAGGCATTGCCGACGCTATCAGACAAGATTTTCCTAAGCGTAGAATAAACAGTATCATTGATATGAGTGGCACACAGGTCAATAGAGATACAACAAGTCCATTCGGCGTTACAGACCGTATTATTTTAGAGAAGTATGGCTTTACGATTGTGAATACACGTAAATCAAACCCATTGATTACAGATACAGACAATACAAGCAATGCGTTCATCAATCGTGGTGGATTAATTATAAGTCCGGACGATAAGTTCTTGTTAGAAGCAATGCAAACATACCATTTTGAAGATGGATCTCGCAAGAAGTTAGTGAAGTACAGTGAAAGTCGTTACGCACACATTGACGGACTAGGTGATTGCATACGTTATGGCATTCATAACTTATTTCCTATTCAACACGAAAATCTATTGGGCATACAAGAGTATGTTAACACTGATGTGAAGTACAGTAGACAAAACACGCCTGGATTACAGCATATGCCTGACAGTCCATTGTATCCTGGTGGTCCAAGTTGGGAAGAGATTATGAATGGCGATGTAGTAGAAGATTATCAGGTATGGGCTTAACAATGGGCAGAAGTAAGGGATGGACGAATGGAATTCCATTAATGGACAGACTGTTACGCAATTTAAAAGTAGACCAACATACAAACTGTTGGGAATGGCAAGGTGGCAAGAACAACATTGGCTATGGAATGATACGTGATGGTCAGCAAATGCGAACAACACACCGTGTAAGCTATGAAGAACATAACAACATTCCAATACCTACAGGATTAGTAGTGATGCATAGTTGCGATAACAAAATCTGTTGCAACCCACAGCATTTAAGTGTAGGTACGATGAAAGACAATATGCACGATATGATAGCCAAAAATCGTCATAAGCCTTTTGGTGGTGTGTTAGCGACTCGCGGTATGAGTGGTAAGAAACAACCACAAACAACGTGTACGCATTGCAAACGTTCGATACCTAACAATAGCTATGCAAGATTTCACGGTGATAAGTGCAAGTTAAAACCTTAAGCATAAATACATTATGCATAAATCAACGATTTTCGCCCTAGGCAATATAAAGAGACAAAACAATGTACAACAATAGTGATTTATTAAAACGCAATCCAGTATATGACAACATCTATTTGCAGATGTTATCATATCAATATGCATATCTTGGCGGCATCAGCTTCAAGCAATATGTTCGTAAGAAAAGACCAAGCGAAGATAGTACATTGTACCTAGATTTGGTAGCTAACACAGTAGCACAGCCTATCTGTCGTTACATTGTTGATACAATCAATGATGTATTGTTCGAGCCAGGCATTAAACGGAATTTACAATTCTGCACACCACAAGGCAAAGCAATAGCTCCCGAGACTAACGAATGGATTGATTTGTTTCAGTTAGACGCAGACTTAACCAATCGCAGTATGAATGGTTTTATGGAAGGTGTAGGAGATTTAACAAGTATATTTGGGCACTGCTGGGTCGCAGTCGATATGCCCCAAGCAACAGAAGGGAATCTTGGCAGACCTTATACGTGTGCCATTAGCCCATTGGATGTATGGGACTGGGAGTTCGACTACTATGGTGGTCGCCCACTGCTCAAATATGTTAAAATCAAAGAGATGGAAGAAACAGATTGTTACTACATCAAATGCTATCATTTGGGCGATGCAACAACACCATCTTATTGGGAAAGCTATGAAGTAGAAAAGGGCCCTGGTAAAGAAAATCAACCAGCTAAAAAGATAGGCGAGGGTCAATATCCACCTGGTATGAGCGTACCTGTATTCATAGCATATGGTCGTAGAGATCCTAGAACAATGGAATGTGGCGTAAGTGATATCGACAGT